GACAATGCTCATTGAGGAGGGCTGGGATGTTATTAACCAGTCCGGTGTTATTGGAGATTTAGGTAAAAAAACGGCTGGAATTAAAATTGTTGCAGATATTCAACAAAAACAAATAGATATGCTGCAAAAAGCGGGACTGATTGAAGATAGTGAAATTGCCCAGCAGATAATTGAGACTGAGCGTAAACAGGAAGTTCTGGTTAAAATTCTTAAAGAGGTTGTAGCGGACTGTGATCATTGTAAGAGAGAAGTGTTTAAGCGTCTAGAAGAGGTTACTGGCAAGGCAGAGGGCTTCTAATGTTTGATGACTTTATATCGGCCCTGGAAGAAGACGAGTTTGACGAGCACCCCGTAAACGTTGAAGAGTTTGTCACAAATGAAGACTATCTTCACCTACCGCCATTGTCACAGTATCAGTACCAGGCTATTAAAGCCATGACACAGATTTATAAAAAAGATACTCTTATCAAACTTTATGGAGAAGAAGAGGGTCTAAAAAGATTTAAACAAACTTGCAATGAAGTTATATTGCAGTTAGGAAAAGGTAGCGGGAAAGATTATCTTTCTACCATCTCAGTAACCTACCTTGTTTATCTATTACTATGTCTAAAGGACCCAGCAAAGTATTTCGGCAAGCCCCCAGGAGACTCTATTGATATTATTAATATCGCCATCAACTCTGAGCAGGCTAAGAATGTGTTCTTTAAAGGCTTTCGCAAAAGAATTGAAGACTCTCCCTGGTTTGTAGGGAAATATAACATTACGGCACAAAGCGTATCATTCGATAAATCAATTACATGCCATTCAGGTCACTCAGAAAGGGAGTCTTGGGAGGGCTATAATGTTATCTGTGTGATCCTTGATGAGATCTCTGGGTTTAGTACAGTATCTACAAGTGGTAACGAGCAGGCAAAAACTGGGCAGGCGATCTATGATATGTATAGAGCCTCCGTAGACTCTAGATTTCCAGACGTTGGAAAGGTAGTTCTTCTTTCATTCCCCAGGTACCGTGATGACTTTATTCAACAAAGATATAACGCTGTCGTGGCAGATAAAGATGTTGAGATTAAATCTCACAAATTTAAGTTAGATGATGAAATAGAAAATATGCCGGAGAATGAGTTTACCGTTGAGTGGGAAGAAGATCATATAAATGCATACAAGTATCCTAAAGTATTTGCATTGCGCCGACCCACATGGGAAGTAAATCCAACTAGATCTATAGATGATTTTAAAATTGCATTTTATAATAATCCAGTAGATGCCCTTGGTAGATTCGCATGTATGCCTCCAGATGCTGTAGACGCCTTTTTCAAATCTAAAGAAAAGATATTAACGTGCTTTAATCAGCCGATGAACGGCGTGGATGATGATGGAAGATTTAGAGATTGGTTTAGGCCGCAGGAAAGCAAAGAGTACTACATCCATGTTGACCTTGCACAGAAGCATGATCATTGCGCTGTTTCCATGGCTCATGTAGATAGATGGGTGCATATAAAATCTTTTATGAGCCACAATGTAGTTAGCCCGATAGTTGTAGTAGATTGTGTCAGATGGTGGACCCCCACCTCAGATAAATCTGTGGACTTCTCTGAAGTAAAACAGTTTATAGTAGACCTTAGATCCCGTGGATTTAATATCAAGAAGGTAACTTTCGATAGGTGGAACTCGCACGATATTATGTCTGAGTTAAGGATGATTGGAATAGAAACAGAGACCTTATCTGTTGCTAAGAAACACTATGATGATATGGCTATGTTAGTTGGCGAGGAAAGAATAGTCGGACCTAGTATCAAACTTTTAACAGATGAACTTTTGCAACTTCGAATTATAAGGGACAAGGTTGACCACCCAAGAAAAGGAAGCAAGGATCTTTCTGACGCCGTATGCGGAGCAATATATAATGCCATTGCTTATTCTAGAAAAGAAGATGAAGAGATTGAGATTGAGGTTCATACATTTAAACAACTTGTGAGAGACCGTGAAAAAGAAGAGGCTCAAAGAAATGTCATACAGCCTCCACAAAAACAAGAAAATTTGGATGAGTATATTAATTCTATAGGAATGGTATAACCATGGACATGAGTGAAGACCTTATCAAGATGATGCTTGAAAAAGGATACATTGAAGAGGTTGGGCAGAATCCGGTTGGAGACCCTTTATATAAAATAACGGAATTATTTTACACGGAGCAGGCTGACCTTGTACAATGGATGCGAGAGCAAGATTCCGATATACTCAGTAGCCTTTGGTTCAAAGGATACATAGATCTTAAAATGTCTGAAGGTGGACTAGGTTTTGTTTATCTTACAGACAGGTCAGATACATGGGTAGACGCGGAGGATCTTACTGTTGATGAAAAATCTATGATGTATCTTATTTACAGCACAGGTTCTTACTTTGGAGGTAACCCAGACTATGGATACGAGGAACGTGATTGACTATTACAAGGAATGGGAAAATGATCAGATCAAGGCGGATCTAGATACAAAGAGACTCCCATTTGTTGTAGGTTTTGAAAATATCTCTGGTGATTTTAATAAAGCATCTGGAATAAGAAATAGTAATGCATTTCTTGCAAAAGAATCTTGGATCATTGGTAATAAGAGATGGGATCGCCGTGGAGCGGTTGGCACCCAAAACTATATACACCTAAAGTACTCCCCAAGCCTTGACCATATATACCTTAATGAACCACATATTAGAGATATGCGATGGGTGGCAGTTGACAATGTTCCTGGAGCCATTCCAATTACACAGTATGACTGGGCTCCAAATACATTTATGATATTTGGAGAAGAGGCTAGAGGAGTTAGCCCCATGGGGCTTGGCATGGCAGATGATGTTGTTATGATTCCTCAACTTGGTAGTGTTAGAAGCCTAAATGTTAGCGTTGCAAGTGGCATCATAATGTACGACTACGCCACAAAACTTGGAATGCTATAATTAATCATGGAAATATGTTCATTTTGTGGTAAGGAAGCAAAGTGGTACGGTAGTAGAAAAGGCTCAATGCTTTATGTCTGCGAAATACATTTTCAAGCATATTACATAAATCTTTCAGATTGGAATAGAATAGATGGCTGAATCGTATATCCCAACAGACTCTATGGCTTCAAATGCGAGGCGCGGACTCGCTCTTAGAGATGAGTTTAATCGTGGAGGCACCTCAGTAGGAATTGCAAGGGCTAGAGACATTTCTAATAAAAAGAATCTAAGCGAGTCTACAGTATTAAGAATGCACTCATTCTTTAGTCGCCACGCGGTTGATAAAAAGGGCAAGGGGTGGAGTCAGGGTGAAGAGGGCTATCCTTCTAATGGCTTGATCGCATGGCTACTTTGGGGCGGAGACTCAGGTAGATCCTGGGCGGAATCAAAAAGAAATGCTATTATGAGAAGGAGAGAGCAGTCCAATAAAATGTGGAAGTCTTCTGCTTTCGATATAACCGAATAGACCCCGATGTGCCAGCAATGCCGAGTTACGCGGTTGATTCCAGTATGAAGTTAGTCAAACGTGCAGAATTCCTTGGGATGGTTTGGTTACCCGCTGGCACATCGGTTATGGAGAATGGTGTAATGGCAGCACAAATGTCTTTGGAACATTTAGTTTAGGTTCGACCCCTGATTCTCCAGCGATTGTTCGAATTGTATGATATACTGTTAAGATGACTGTTAAACAATGTAGGGTGTGCGATAAAACGAAATCTTTAGAGGATTTTTGCAAAGATAAAAGCATGAAAGATGGAAGAAGAAACATTTGCAAAAGATGCCATACAGACTATATGATTAATTATTATAAAAATAATCCAGATAAAACAGCGGCTAAAAATAAAATGAACACTAAATTTGTTCCCGCATGGAAAAGACACCACTTAGATGAAAGTGTCTATCTAGATATGTTAAATAAACATAATGGATTATGCCATTCATGTAAAAATAATAAGGCTCAAGTAATAGATCACGATCACTCATGTTGCAAAAAAGATAGATCTTGCGGAAAGTGCGTCAGAGGTCTACTGTGTAGACAATGCAATCTTGTTCTTGGGATTCTTGAAGAAGATAAAAGCAAGATAAAAAATTTGCTTAATTATATTAGTTAAGCCAATCTGACGGGGCAACTATTGGCAGTTGCGGCACGCTGTTAACGTGTTATCCTGCAGGTTCGATTCCTGCCGTCAGAGCATGGAAATACATTCAGATAATGAGTGTCAAAAATATTGGCGGGAAGTATTTGCCTCCCAGATAGAAAAAACAACAAACTCTTATCATGTACAAGAAAAAGATGAAGATGTAGATAGAATTAGATGGTTTCTTGAAGGATTAAGATATGCATCAATGATAGTCAGATGGGACGCTGACGAGTGAGACTGCTCACAAAACACCTTTAAAATTTGACCCCTTACTGGTACCCTGATAAGATTAAAGTATCAACCCACAAGGAGGATGTAATGAGAGCGTTTGCACATTTTTTCTCAGAAGTATTTAGAACAGATGCCACAAGCAACTATAAACTTCAGAGTGAATGGGAAAGAGCAAGGCATGAGGCCGCACGATTTGGCCCGTCCCATGTAGCAGAAATTGATGCTATCTTTGCCAGACAGTCATAATTATTGACATTATGCCCACGATTACTATATTATTAGTGTCGTGGGCAAGTCATTTATAGAAAAGGATTAATATGAAAAGTATCATTATTGCTGCTACTATTTCTGCGGTTGCGCTAGTTGGCTGCACATCACAGGCTGCACCAGCCCCAGCACCGACAGTAACTGTCACTCAGCAGGCACCAGTACCCCTACCAGCACCTAGTCTGGATGATGGCGTAACTATCAATTCACAGAAGTTTGTAGATTTCGTTAGAGATAATGGAGGAATCTATGGAAGCATTGCAGATGAATCAGATATTATTGAACTAGGAAATACCATTTGCGATGGACTTTCATCTGGCCTGTCTGAAGATCAGGTCACGGCTATTTTGGCACAGGCTCTAGTAAAAAGTGATATGGGCAATGACGATGGTGCTAAGTTTGGCGCGGCTCTTATAGTTGGCGCAAAAAATTATTTGTGTGGTTCTGTTTACTAATGACTCAATTTACGTTTTACTGCTTAGTTAAATCAGAGAGCGGCTATGTTATGAAGCCACACATTAATATTTATAGCAATATGATCGAAATAATAAATTGGAATAAAAATGTATGAATATAAAGCGTATGTAGAAAGAGTTGTTGACGGAGATACTGTAGACTTGACGATTGATTTAGGATTTCATACCTATGTTGTGAAAAGAGTTAGACTGTCTAGAATAAACGCACCAGAAAGATTTACAGAAGAAGGTAAACTAGCAAAGGCCTTTGTTGAAAATGCTCTGGCTGTAGGAATGGAAGTTGTTGTTCAAACTCAACTAGATTCAAAAGACAAGTATGGAAGAATCCTTGGTGAGATATTCATTGATAAACACTTCTCTTTAAATGAAATGATGTTGATGAATGGTCTTGCAGTCCCCTACAACGGTTGACTTATATTATTATCTACTGTAGAGTAGATTAATGTTGCCGCCCAAGGAGGTCAATATGACGACAAAAAACCAAATTGGTTTGGCAGTAGATTGGATTGCCGCTGTAGTTTTGGCAGCCACTCTAATTGTCGCACCAAGTATGGCGTATGCTAAGTCTGCGCCCTTGGCGGATAGTGCAGGGAATCCTGTCACCGCTGATGCACAAGAAAGAAAAGCAGAGAAAGAAAAGGTTTGGACATTACCAGAAAAATGTAATGACAAGCCATCTAAAATTCTTTTTAAGGCAGGATTTACAAAGCCTGGAATGCTTAGAGGAATGTGGGCTATAACCTGGAGAGAATCTAAGCACCAGAACCTTGATGAAGGTTCCCCATGGTATTCAGGTGCTCTAGGATGGGCACAGATACAGACGAGTGCATGGTCTGGAAAATCATGGTGGTCTAGGTCTGCAATGCTAGATAGATACCAGCAGTCGGTCATTGTTAAGAAACATTTCTTTGACAAGGGACTGATGCATAACTGGGGATATGGATATTCCCATAAAAAAGATACATGGTACGTTGATGCAGGTATGTATTACTCCCTTTGGGGATCAGGATTGACATATTCATGGGTAATTGCACCATTCAATACTGGATGGTCTTTATTCCCTGGAAAATGTACTCCTAAAAAGGTATAATGTAAGGCAGATGGTATGGCGGGGGAAACACAATAAAATGTGCGGCAACACCCCCGCCATACCGTAACTTATTGGAGAATAATGAGAATAGGTTTTCTTTCAACAGACTGGGGTGACCATTTTGAATCACAGCCGGGTGGATGTACTAACGTAAGAATGATGGGGCCAGCCATTCAACTAAGAACTATTGGTCATGAAGTAATGATTGGAGAAATTGGCTGGAAGGACGGAGAGGGATTCGTTGCAGTTCAGCCAGTAGAAAGAGTTAAAGTTCGTGACCGTAGCGTAATTACTAAATACGACAGGGGTTTTGACAAACTTGATGTTGTAGTTCTTAAATTATTTATGCACGAAGACGCTCCCAAGTATATTGAAGAGGCAAAAAGATTAGGGCAAACAGTAATTATAGATACTGATGATCACTTTGAGAAACTTCCAGAAGATAATTTAGCATTCATTACTACTGACCCAGAAACTCATCCAGAAAATAATAGAGATCACCTTATTGCCACATATCCACTAGCAGATGGTATTATCGCAAGCACTAAGTTTTTAGAAGAAAGAATGCGTAAATATAATAAAAATGTCTATCGCATTTCAAATTCCCTAAATCCTTCAGACTTCATGTATAGAATAGATACTGCTGGAACAAAACCTACTATTGGTTGGGTTGGAATTATGATGTGGAGGGTAAACGATCTTAAAGATGTTGCTGCTCCAATAAAAACTATGGTGGACACCTACGGCCTTAAATTTCATCATAGTGGCATCATGCTTGATAAACCTTACTGGGCGGCAGAAACTATTGGCATAGATCCAGGCAAAATGAGTGGCTATTGCGGGTGTAGACCACAACACTATGGAAATATTTTTATGCCTATAGATATTGGAATTGTACCGTTAACTAAAAATGAATTTAATGAAGCCAAGAGTAATCTGAAAGGTTTAGAATACTCCCTATCTGGAATACCTTTCGTAGCCTCTGATACCAAAGAGTATAGAGATCTTGCCGACATGGGTGTTGGAAGGATCGCTAAATCTTCTAAGGATTGGATAAAACACATTAAAAAATTGTTAGATCCAGAGGTCAGAGAAGAGGAACGTCAGAATAACTATAAGATAGTTTCTCAAAACTTTAACCTTAACCTTACAAAATATAAATGGTCTGAGGCTATAGAACTTATACATATAGAAGCACAAAAGAACAGGATTAAACAATACCAACTAATTAAGGTATAATTAATTATTAAATGATTGGGAGGCTGTCATGCCGTATGATATTAGACAGAATTATCGAGGAAAGTCTGGATACTCTGTAGTTAGTGAAGATGGTTCTGTTCGTGGAACACATAGGACTAGAAGAGAGGCTGTAGAGCAACAACGCGCTCTTTATGCTGCAGAGTCACAGACTAATAAAGGTTTCTGGGGCGGACTCTTCACCAATAACAAGGCAGGTAAATAATGAATGCAGAATTGTACTCTCAGTTGACGGATGCAGAAAAAGAATTTCATAATGCCCTCATGTCAATCTCTGAAAGATACGGGACATTAGACAATGAAGATTTAGGCATCTGGGTAGGATATGAATCTGCAGAAGAAAATGAAGATGCTGCTATTGGGGTAAAGTGTTCAAACTGTACTCTTTACAATGCCCCTAACGGATGTGCTATCCTTTCTTATGCAGTAGAGCCAGAGGCTAAGTGCAGGCTCGCTGTTATCCCTCCGGGATATGTTAATGCATCCCCCATGAACAAAAGTTTCTGGGGCGGAAAGATTATCAAAAAATAGTAGATTGGTCTAAAATGAAAATTCTTGTTTACGGAAGCAATAAGTTTTCCGATTATGATACCTTTACTCGCGCTGTAGTTGTCGCTATTGATAACGTAGTAGATAGTATAGATGGCAAACTTGATATTTATACGGCGGGTCCATACAAAGTAAATCAATTTACAGCAGAATTTGTCAATAAAACAGAGGGATTCTTTAGACAAAAGGGAATAAAATCAAGATTCTATCGCGTACTAAAGAATGACGTTGTGGAAAACTTTGACAAGTATGGTATTAATAGTGTAGTATATTTATCAACGAAGAATGAAAGAGCAGAGATATTTGACACAGTAATATCTACTGCTGAACAGAACGATGTTCCTGTCAACATCTATAAGGTATAGGAGAAATAATGAGGATCATTAAAGGAGAAGGTCGCAGTATCTAAGCGCGACCAAGCATATCTTTCAGTAGCATCATATATGGCATCTCAATCATCATGCAGAATGAAGCACGGGTCTGTAATTGTTAAGGGTGGTAGAGTTATTTCTACCGGACTTAATAAAGAGAGAAGTCATCCAAGAATAGTATCAAGCGAGCATATCAAAGATCATTGTTCAGTACATGCTGAAATAGATGCTATAAAGAAGGCAAAAGATGTTTCAGGTGCGACTATTTATGTAGCAAGAGTAAATAGGCGTGGAGAGCAAAGAGACAGTAAGCCATGTAGCAGATGCTATGAAGTAATTAGAAATAGTGGAATCAAGAAGATTATTTACACAACTAGCGAGGAATAATGTCTTTAACAACGATTGGTTATGATCAGGCTCATGAGTTAGTAGATTCTAATAAGAATCTATTCTGGGATGGGTGGACTATTGTAGACTGGAAGCCATTTAAGGATGCCATCTATAAGAAGAATGGAATGTTTCGTAATGGTAAGTGGGGAGTAGCAAAAACCTACAAGCCAGAGAATGATGGATGGAAAGTGCCAGCAAAATATGTGGGTAGATGAAGCACTATGCGCTGGTACGGATACCGAACTTTATTTCGATAAATACGAGTCAGATCAAGATACCGCTAGAGAGATAGATAGAATGTGTCTTTCTTGTCCAGTTATAAAAGAATGTTTTGATCAAGGTGTAAGAAGTGAATCTTACGGGGTTTGGGGCGGCATTTTCTTAAATGAAGGTAAACTAGATAATGTAAGAAACTCACATAAAACAGAGGCAGTTTGGATAAGGCTTCTACCTTTGATTTCTGAGGAGAAAAAATGGTAGATAAGTTGGTTCTTAATGTTCTAAAAGAGAACAAACCACCATATAATATAGTTGTAGACATTGTAGAAACACCTAGTTACGTTGCTCTAAGAGTGTACGAAAACGAGGTAATGTCATTGTCTAACGAAAAGCAACTGATTGTAATGGAATACCTACACAAACTGCGTAACATTGTGACAACGTTTGGGATAAAATGTCATTTTCAAGGTGTTCCAGGAGATCCACCTAGGAGAATCTAATGGAGATGGTCTGGATTGAGTCCGAACGTTGTTGGGGTAAGGTCATACAAAGAAATACTTCTTACTGCATCGTAAAGTACTACAAATCTGGTATGTATTATGAGGAAGTCATAGAGATAGAAGATCTAGTAGATTTGCAAGATATGGGAATAGATTACGAAGAGGGTGTTTAGTGTTTAAAAGAAAAGATGCGGTTCAAGTTAAACAGCCGCAGGAATACTATTGCTCTAACCCAGGCTGCCTGAATGAGGTTGCTGATTTTAGCCCATTAAAAAATCTTCTTACAGACGAAGCCCATAATAACTACGCAGACTTTTACTGTTTTGATTGTATAGTTGAGGAAAGGTTCATATGAAAAAAGCACTAATTACAGGTATTACTGGTCAAGATGGTTCATATCTAGCAGAATTACTTTTAGATAAAGGGTATCTTGTTTACGGAGTTAAAAGACGTTCATCGTCACTAAATACCGAAAGAATCGACCACCTGTTTGATCATCCAAATTTAGAATTAGTGTACGGAGATCTGACAGATTCCTCTTCTATGATAAAGATTATTAATGACACCAGGCCGGATGAAGTATATAACCTTGGTGCTCAGAGTCATGTTCAGGTGTCATTCGATACACCAGAGTATACGGCGCAGTCTGATGCGGTCGGACCTCTAAGAATTCTAGAGGCTATTAGAACATTGGGGCTGCAACATGATACTAGGTTTTATCAAGCGGCTACATCAGAAATGTATGGACTTGTTCAAGAGGTGCCACAAACTGAGAAGACGCCGTTCTACCCTAGATCTCCTTATGGAGTAGCAAAACTATATGGATACTGGATTACAAAAAACTACCGTGAGTCCTACGATATGTATGCGTGTAGCGGAATACTGTTCAACCATGAGTCCCCTCGCCGTGGAGAAACATTTGTAACTAGGAAAATTACGCGAGGTCTGGCGGCTATTAAAAGAGGTGAATTAGACACTTTACAGTTAGGAAATCTTAATGCTTTACGAGACTGGGGCCACGCAAAAGACTTTGTTAAAGCAATGTGGCTAATGCTTAATCAAGATGATCCAGAAGATTATGTTATTTCTACGGGAGAAGAGCACTCTGTAAGGGAATTTATTGAAGCCTGTACCCCATTCTTTGGAATGAATATAGAGTGGTCTGGTGATGGCAGGGATGAGATAGGAATTGATAGAAATACAGGAAAGACAGTAGTTTCTGTTAATGAAAAATACTTTAGACCAGCAGAAGTTGATAGACTGGTGGGTGACTCGTCTAAGGCTAGAAGAGAACTGGGCTGGACACAAGAGTATTCGTTCTATGATTTAGTAAGGGAAATGTGCCTTGCCGAACTATGACGTTACTATTAAGGCTCACCCAAAGGACTATTATAAACTTCCTTATGTCATATCTAGTCTTAGGCATCTAAGGCCGGGTTTTGACAATATCTATATTGTAAGCCCAGATGGGCATGTTCCAGACTCTGTGTATAAAAATAAAATTATCCCGATTAAGGATACTGATGTTAATCCATTTATAGATAAAACAAAGTTTAATCATAGGTATAACTGGTGCTGGGTGAATATGGTTTCTATCACTCAGGAGTTTACTGAGAACGACCTATACTTTGATGTTCAAGCAGACAACTTTTTCCTAAATGATTTAGACTTGTTTTCTGAGGATGGAAAGCCCAGACTGTTTAAAACAAAAGCAAATCCAAATAATAATAACGTCTGGCCTGGGTATTTTAACTTTAGTAAGTCTATGTTTAATATAGACAAAGTTACAATGGGGTCTTCATACATAATTGAATTCATGATGTATGACAGGAGTAAATTAAAATCTTTATATCAGCCTCTGGATAAAAGTATTATGATTGAAAAATCATACAACGAGGTTAGTCCATATTCTTATCCAGCAGATCAGGAGATATTTGGCAACCTGATTGAATCAAGATTCCCAGATTCCTATGAAATAGTAGGACCAGTTGAAACGTACCTAAGCGGAGATACAAATAGGGATGAAAATATAAATAGAACCCTGGAGTATATTACTGAAGTAAAATCTCAACACCCAGATGCTATAGCATGTAGCCATCATACATATTGGATGCCAGAATGGAACTAGATAGTAGGATTTATGTAGCAGGTCATAGAGGTCTTGTTGGATCTGCCATTGTTAGAAGGTTAAAGTCTCTTGGTTATAATAAAATTATTACAGACACAAAGAATGAATTGGATCTGAGGCATCAGGAGTCTACAAGAAACTTTATTAAATTGCATAAGCCAGAGTATGTATTCCTAGCAGCAGCAAAGGTTGGTGGGATTAATTACAATAAAAACCATCCGGGAGATTTTATTTATGATAACCTTCAAATACAAAATAATGTCATAAATACATCTTACGAACTTGGGGTTGAAAAACTTTTGTTTTTAGGATCGTCATGTATCTACCCAAAGATTTGTGAGCAGCCCATTAAAGAATCTGCCCTTCTAAACTCACCACTAGAGCCTACCAATGAAGCCTATGCTATTGCTAAAATAGCAGGACTAAAGATGTGTCAGATGTACACGGATCAGTATGGCTTTAATACTGTATCCGCTATGCCAGCCAACCTTTATGGGCCTAATGATAATTTTAATTCTGAGCAGTCTCATGTCATACCTGCAATGATAAAAAAGTTTTTAAATGCAATAGTCAATCAAGATAGTCAAGTTACTTTCTTTGGCGACGGGAGCCCGATAAGAGACTTCATGTATGTAGACGACCTTGCTGATGCCTGCATATTTTTGATGAATAATTATAATAACCCCAACCATATAAACGTTGGATCTGGACTTGATGTTTCAATTAAATATCTAGCACAACTAATATCTTCTATTGTTGGATACACCGGAGAAGTTATATGGGATGAGTCTAAACCAAATGGCTCTCCAAGAAGAACTCTTGACACATATAGGATGGATGCGCTAGGATGGTATCCAAAGACCTCTCTTATGCAGGGGCTAGCAAATACTATAGACTGGTATAAAAGAACAGGTGGAGATCGTGAACTATAAGTGGCCCTTAATGAAAGAAACAATTACCATTGGCGATAGAATAGAAATGATTAAGTTTATCGCCACAACTGGTAAATTTACTAATGGTGATAAAGTGAAGAACTTTGAATCTGAATGGAATGAGTGGCTTGGATCTCAACATTCTTTGTTTGTTTCTTCTGGATCTACTGCAAACTTTCTTTTATTGGCGGCAGTAAAAGAATATCTTGGTCTTAAAAACGGGGATAAAGTCCTAGTTCCAGCATGTACATGGATGACTAACGTTGCCCCGATTATACAACTGGGACTTGAGCCAGTTTTCTGTGATATTAATATGTTCAACTTCTCATTTAACAAGCAGCATTTACAAACCTTATCCTTATTGCACAAGGATATAAAGGTTATTTTTGTTACCCATCTTCTTGGGTTCCCATCGTGGGATGTAGAATACTTTAAGGAATACTTTCCAAATGCAATTATTCTAGATGATGTTTGTGAATCTCATGGAGTTACCAGAAGCGGAGAAAAGGTTGGTTCTAACAGCGTGGGGGCAACATTTAGTTTCTACTTTGGTCATCATATGACTACTATCGAAGGCGGTATGGTTTCTACTCGCAACGAGGACCTATATGACCTCATGAAAATGAAGAGAAGTCATGGAATGTCAAGAGAGTCTATCCATGCTAGTGAATACGCAATGAAATACCCTCTCATGGACCCCTCCTTCCTATTTATTACAGACGGATATAACTTTAGAAACCATGAAATCCCAGCCGTTCTTGGATCTAGTCAACTTAAAAGATTAAACGGAATGATAAAGAAGAGAAAAGAAAACTACCAAATGTTCTTAAAGTTACTAAAGAAGCATGAGGATAAATTCTATATTCCATATAATCTTGGTGGAGATAGTAACTTTGCCTTCCCAATAGTTTCTAAAAAGGAATTAACGCACAGTATTCTTAAGTCTAAATTGCATAAGGCTGGAATAGAAAAGCGCCCTATAGTTAGTGGAAACCTACTGGAGCATCCATTCTTAAAGAATTATAAGATTGGTCAGGCTGGTCCAGCGACACCAGATGTAAAGATTATTCATAATAGAGGTCTTTATGTTGGAAATAACCATTTTGTTGGTGAGAAAGAAATATCTATGCTGGAAGAAATCTTTGACGAACTATGAGCAAAGACCCAAGAGAGTACGATGACTTCTTATATAAACTAAGAGGTAAATGGAACTTCTATTTGAATGAAAAAATTCTACAATGCAGTACTCCTTCAGATAATAATATCGGATATCTAATTGAATCCAAAACTATAATTGAGGGTGTCTATGTAGACTTTATTCTGAATTGGGAAAAAGTAATAGATAACTTTAGATACATATTTGTAAATGATCTGGGTCTTACTAAGTACCATCCAAAAATAAAGTGGGCTCCCGCATCATTTATATGGATAAATGAACCTAAAATATATTCAAAGAATAAACTTATATCCATGATTTCTTCTAAGAAAAATATGTGCCCAGAGCACGCTAGAAGACTAGCCACAGTTCAGAGAATGTCGGCTATAGGAGGCGTAGATATTTATGGTCAAGGAATACAGTACATAGAGAGAAAAGAAGAAGGCCTATGTGATTATATGTTTTCTATAGCAATGGAAAATGCCAGGTATGCGGGAAACTTTACTGAAAAGATAATGGATTGTTTTGCAACTGGAACGGTGCCAATTTATTCTGGAGATCCAAAGATAGATAGGATATTTAACCCGAAAGGTATAATAAACCTGACGGATGAGTTTCATCCTTCTCAGGTCAATGAGGATATTTACTATGAGAGAATGGATGCCATAGAAGAGAACTTAGAAATTGTAAAACAATTTTCTAGCATCCAAGACTGGATTAACAATGAATACCTTAAGGAATTAAAATGAATAGTTTAAAGTGTGTCGTAGACTCTTACAGAAAATACTTTGGAGAATCTGCAAAGACGATAGTGGAGATTGGCTCTAGAGATGGTCACGACGCTTACTATCTATATCTTAAACTAAAAGCACACAAAGCATATACATTTGAGGCCAACCCTAATTGCTATAAAGTTATTAATCTAAATTATCCTCAGTTCCATAACATATACGGTGCAGTATCAAACTTTACTGGTAAGGCTTCATTCAACATGGTTGAGTCGTCTGACTGGGACGCTGTAGGAACATCCTCATTAAAGGACCGTAATGACTCTTGGTACGATGGAAGGGCCATAAAGATCTCTGTAGACGTTGATACAATGTATAACCATATCATTAACTATAATATAGTCCCGCCCTTTGATGTTGTAAAAATAGATGTAGAGGGTTGCTCATATGAAGTTCTTGAAGGATTTGGTAAATTTATAAAAGATATTAAAGTTATTCATGTAGAAAATGAAACCTTGCAATACTGGAGTGAGCAAAAACTTGCAGATGAGGTTGGAGAACTGTTACTATCTAATGGATTCTTCCTGGACTACAAGGAAAATTTCGGAACGAATAGCGTAGATGAGGTTTGGGTGAATGGCAATATCATTCAATAGTCTTGGTGGGTACGGAAGACTTGGAAATCAGATGTTTCAGTATGCCTCTTTGAGGGGTATAGCGCACGAACACGGGTATGATTTTTCTATACCAGAGTTTGGTCACAGACTCTTTGAGGTATTTACTATGGAGAATTGTAAACTAAGAGAAGAGAATAAAATTACTATGCAGAATCTAACTCATGTTGGATTCGAATTTGATAAAGCCCTGTTTGACAACTGCCCTAACTATACTGATTTATATGGATACTTCCAGACCGAGAGGTACTTTGAAAGTATCTCTGAGTCGGTGCGTCAGGACTTTACTTTTATGAACCCGGACACGACCCTTATACAGGCTTTAAGAGATGAAGCAGACGGCGTGCCAATAGTAAGTGTTCATGTACGCAGAGGGGACTATATTACATTGCAAGACTATCACCCACTTCTTGGAAAAGAATATTATGAAGCATCTATGTCTATATTTAAGGAAGTACTGTTTGTAGTATTTTCCGATGATCCAGAGTGGTGTGAATATCAAGAGATGTTTGAGGGGTGTATGGTTGTAGATGCGTCAGACAAAACTGTTATGTACACCATGTCTCAATGTGACCATAATATTATTGCAAACTCTTCTTTTAGTTGGTGGGGTGCGTGGCTAAATAACAACTATCATAAAGTTGTCATTGCTCCAAAGAAGTGGTTTGGCCCGGCATACCATGATTACAATGTTTCAGACTTGTATCCAAGTAGGTGGATAGTCCTATGAGTTTCTACGACCACTTTGAGGCGGCATTTTGTATAAATTTAGATAAAAGAAAAGATAAGTGGGAGGCTTCACAAAAGCAGTTTGAAAAAATTAACTTACATGTAGAAAGAGTTTCTGGGATAGATGGATTCCTAGAGCCTCCTGCCAGCATACGTCCAGGAGAGGTCGGCTGCCTGAAGTCACACCTCAAAGTATTTGAGATAGCAAAGTCTCGCGGACTGAAGTCGTTCCTGATGCTAGAAGACGATGTTCACTTTTCTGATACATTCCATGATCGCTTTAATATTATTGAAAACCAGTTGCCTGCATATGAAATGCTTTATTTTGGGTCTAACCCTCACAGCGGAGAAAGATTTGAAGTAACTCCCAATCTAAACAGAATTACATATACCTTTGCGGCGCATTGCGTTATATTTAAAGAATCCTGTTTTGATGATATTATTAATCAACTGAGAGGGCCAATACTTCATCCAGTAGATGTAGTTTATGGTCACCAGCAAGTTGTGCATACAGCGTATTCTATAAAGCCATCACTAGCATGGCAAAGAAAAGAATTTTCAGATATAAACCAAGAAATTGTTGACTACGAGTTTTTAAGATGATAGGATAAGGTGTGCCTAAATTTACAATAATTGCAACGGATGAAGAAAATCATGTTCCAAGAGATAAAATGAAAGAGGGAGTAGACTCTCTAAACAATCAAACATTTAAAGACTTTGAACTTCTAGTAATTCATGACGGACCTAGGCGGGGTTCATACGACAATGAATTAGGAGACATTCCAGAAAACACCGGATTTATTGAGACAGATAAGCATTATGGAATTTATGGACTAGATGAGTTTTGGGCAGGATACGGCTGGGGACACCACTCTAGAGACTTGGGCATACAAAAGGCTAGCGGAGACTATATCCTTCACTTTAATATAGATAATATTCTATATCCAGACGCCTTACAAAAGATTTCTGAAACAATTGATCAAACTAAATCTGATGTTGTTGTTTTTGCATGTAAGCATGAAAAGTTTGATATAAATTACTTTTCTGGAGTACCTCCAGTTATGGGTAAGATAGACTTGCTTCAATGTGTAGTGAGCAAGAAGGCATGGGATTCAATAGGTGGATGGCACAGGTACGATCACTCTGCTGACGGATTCCTGTTTGAAGAAATAATTGCAAAGTATGGCTATACACATATACCAGAAGTTTTAGGAGAAAATAGATAATGCCTATGTATGAGGATATTAGGGTGGCTTTAGAATACCAGAAAGAAAATGCTGACTGTACTACACTTATTCCAGATGATGTGCCAATTATCATTCCAACATTTAATACACCAACATACCTAAAGTCTATGGTAGATCAACTAGAGAAAAGAGGTTGGACAAATATTATCATTTGTGATAACAATTCAACCTTCCAGCCAATGATAGATCTATTAGAAAAACTATCTAATACCTACCATGTGGTTAGGTGGTCAGAGAATTACGGTCCAAGGTACTATACAGAGAATAAAGATATATGTTCAAGAATGCCTAGGTACTTCGTACTGACCGACCCCGATCTAATTCTGAATAAAAGTATGCCAGAAAACGCCCTTGATAAAATGAAAAGAATTGTTGATATGTATGGAGTATCTAAAGTAGGGCTAGCGATTGACATTTATTCACCAGAGGAAAGGGATAGGTTCTTTGACCGCCAACAGGTGGATAACTGGGAGTCTAATTATTGGAATATTAAGGTAGATCAGTATGCAGAAAAAGATGATTTATACGCTGCCCCTGTAGACACTACGTTTGCCCTCTATAATAGAGACAGGTTTCTTTCAGAAATAGACAATGTTCCAGAGAAAATGACCTGCAATACTACTGCAATTAGAATTGCTGGAAGATTTACTTGCAGACATATGGGCTGGTGGGATAAACTTCCTCTAGAAGAGGATGAGTATAAATTTTACAAAGATACCATAACTAGTTGGTCGTCTACTGAAAACGAGAAAAGGAAGTTAGGATATTAATGAAGACTGTACTTTTAACTGGAGCAAGTGGATTCGTAGGAAGCCATGTTCTTAGACACATTCTGGCAAATACAGACTGGAATGTAGTATGCCTGGTATCTTTTAGACACCGTGGTATTACAGATAGAATTAGAATGGCGGTGTCGGGCTACGATGACAATTTCACTAGAGTAAAGGTAATTAAGCACGACCTTACCGCACCTATTTCACCAGTTCTTTCACATGAGATTGGTAAGATTGATTATGTTCTTAATGTTGCTAGTGAATCTCATGTCGATAGGTCCATAGAATATCCTGTACCGTTTATTGAGAATAATGTATCTCTAGTTTGTAACATGCTGGAGTGGGCAAGATTCTCAGACATTGAAAAGTTCCTTCATGTATCTACGGATGAAGTCTATGGCCCTGCCCCAGTTGGTCACGCCCACCGTGAATGGATGGACCAATACTTCCCCAGCAACCCTTATTCGGCTTCTAAGGCGGCTCAGGAGTCTATTGCATATTCATACTGGAGAACCTATGGGGTTCCTTTAATTATCACTAACACAATGAATATTATTGGGGAAATGCAGGACCCTGAGAAGTTCATCCCTATGACTATTAAAAGAGTTCTTTCTGGAGAAAAAATGGCTATTCATGCCGCTCCAACCGGACAAATTGGTAGCAGATACTATCTGCACGCTAGGAATCAGGCAGATGCTCTACTTCACGCCCTGACCCAGCCCACACCTGAGTACGGTCAGTCTCAGGCCCCACAGAAATTCCATGTAGTGGGAGAGCGAGAGGTTGATAATCTAGAGATGGCTGAGTTGGTGGCATCGTATGTAGGAAAGCCCTTGAACTATGAATTAGTAGATTTTCATTCATCTAGGCCGGGACATGATTTGCGTTATGCCCTGGACGGTGATAAAATTGCTAATACAGGGTGGAAGGCACCCCTTTCCCTTGAAGAATCACTAGAGAGAACGGTAAGATGGACTCTGGATCATCCAGAGTGGCTAGAACTATGAACATAAATTACGATTACGATGAAGAAGAAGATTTAGACGAGGAAATTGAGCGTCTAATGAAACAGAAAAGGCAAGTCAACAACAAACGATCTCGTTAAGTTGGAGGTATTATGAAGTCCTATCTCCCTATGTTCGACTGGAACAATGGTGATGAAATCAATCCATGGGAATGGCTATGGGATGATGAGGATAGATCTCCCCGCAATGTCCGCCGCATAATTTCTATACGAAAGAAGTGATTAATGCTTGATGTGCGAGGTTTGCCTACGCCGGAATGCCCTAGTTGTGGCAGTTGGCTTCTAAAAATATGTGTTACGTTTGACGAAGAATATAATATTTCACAGTATTTGCTTGACGGAGAGTGCGCTATGTGCGGTACACTCATGACTGTACCCACACCTATTGACCACCCAGACTACCAGGAGATGTTGTGAAAACCGCTGTGATTTTTGATATGGATGGCACACTTGCAGATGTGTCATCCATTCGTCATCATCTAACAAAGTACGATGAGACAAAAAGAACTGTTGTTAAACACTTTAATAGATTTCATGCAGAATCTGTTAGTGTTCCATCACACAGGCATGTTGTAAACGCTGCTCAGATGGCTCATATGCTGGGTCATGCTGTACTGGTAGTTACTGCGAGAAAGCATATGTGGAGGCATCATACGGCTTGGTGGCTTGCCATGCATGAAGTTCCTAGCGATATGCTAATGATGCGCGGTAATGAAGATAACCGTAAAGACTACGAGGTTAAGAGAGACATGCTTGACACACTCCTCAAGGCATACGATATAGTCCATGCCTGGGACGATAATCCAAATATTATCAATCTATGGAAAGAAAACAATATACCAACTACTGTAGTCCCAGGATGGGAAAAGTAATGGACGGAATAGATAATTACTTTGAAATTAAGTGGATTATAAAAGAATATTAATTAGGTGTGATATACTCAGTATATAGAGGCACCCCATTCCTTTAAAAAAATATAATTAAAGGAGTTTTTAAGGTGCAAAATAATTCAAATAACGTGCTTTTATACCTAGTTATTTCAGCAATTTTTATTGTTACGGTTAGCGGTATAATATTTATGTTTCACTCTAACGCAATTGCTGGCGCAGGAAAAGTAAAAATATGTCATGCAACTTCCTCACAGTCTAATCCATATGTCAGTATCGAAATTGATTCCTCAAGTATT